AAAATGGTAGAGTAAATCCTGCAATCCTCTGAACAATGTCTTGTCCCTGTGATAGAATACTTCCTCCACCACTGGTAATTTTCCAATCTCTATCAATTATTGGTCTACGTCCTGCAAGAATTTGAGATAAATTAGTAGGGTCTTGTAATCCATTGAGAATGTTTACTCGTCCTATTGTTTGAGTTCTTACATTCTGATTGACACGTTGTTGGAAACTATACTTAGCCCTATCAGCGGCTATCTGCATCATTCTAGAGTCCTGTGAAACAACACCAGCATCACCAGCAGGATCTTCTTGTAGGAGAATAGCGAATGGTGAATAAGATGATGGTCTAAAACTAGGTGGTTCCCAATATGTGGCGTTTTTTTGTACCTTAATAATATCCCCGATATTATAATATCTTATATATCCTATGTCGGGAGTATATTCGTTTTTAATGTATTGTCTTTTTTGGAATGTAGTTGAATACAATTCCAAGGCATCGGTGTAGGGTGGATAAGGGCCGTAGGGACCTTGGTTTGGAGTGTTTTGTGCGGTAGATATAAGTCCATTAATATCTAAATTATAACCACCTAAGGGTCCAAATTCATTTTTTACACCCAAAACGTTTGCATACGGATTGGAATCAATCAATACGTCAGGTGAATCAATTACATTGTAATCGCTTTGTATAAGCTCACCTGAGGCTGGTTGAGACTGTGGAGCAAATACACCTGGTTTGGAATATGGCTTCAGGTTTCTCAGCAACAACTTTTCTCGTATCGCTTTGGTCGCTAAAAATGATAAGCTACTTGGCATCCTTTTTATTTATTATTATAAATAGGATAAGTTAATTTTTTTTTATGATGCGGTGTTAGGTAATCCCGCATAATTGTTTGAAGCCAATGCTTGTTGGATGGCCATTTGGTTTTGTTTTTGGAATGTTGGGTTTTGAAAAAGGTCATAAGCCATTTGATCCGTTATAGAAACAGATTGTGGTGTTCCTGTTGGGGTTGATAAAACTACATTCAAATTACCTTGGTATTTTACATCAGCAAACTCAACAACTGTTTTAGTTGGAGCGTTTTGTAATTTTTCAGTTTGGGGAACAACTTGGTCAACAGTAAAATTGGATACTTTTTGATATAAATTATTCAACCCTTCATAGGCTTTCAAAGCTCCTTCGTAAATTATATTTCCTGAAGATGTGTATTTTGAAACTACTTCACCCAAGTCTATGTCTGTTATAGTGTCAGCGATTCTTGTAAATCCGCCCTCAATATCTGTTGTTGCTTTACCAATTACATTAGTCAGTTCAGAAAGTGATCCTTCACCAGTTAATAGGTCCATAAGACTTTTAGAAGATGTTTCGACTAATTTATTTACGGCATTTATACCCGCTCTTTGATTACCAACAGAGGCGTCCAATCTATCTCCTACCCCCATCAATAAACCACGAGCCACCTCTCTTGGGTCTGTTGCCAATCTTGACGCCGCGGTAGGAGCCGCAAAAGTATCTAATAATTGTTGTAACAAAGCTGTTTGTAATTCATCTTCAGTTAGAGATGCCTTTGCCAATTCTTCCAAAGTGACAGGTTCGTTTTGTAATTGGTCTAAATCAGATTGAGTAAGTTCTGTAACAAGTTTTTCATCTTTACCAATTTTGACCACAAAACCACCACGATCTTGACTGTAAGTTGCCAAATTAGATATAAACATTTTGGACTCTTCATCAATACCTTGTATTTTGAAATCTTTGGCAATCATGTTGAGCTTTTGTTGGCTTATTGAGAATTTCACCAAATCATCGTATGCTATACCCGTTTCTTGGGCAATTTCTCTTAGGTCTCTTTTGGCGTTGGGGAATACTTTAAACTCTTTGGTTTTTTCATCAAAATACGTCATTGTAGATGTCATTTTGACTACTTGGTTCTGTAACTCTTCAACATCTTCGGATGCCAAATACATAAGTCTAAATGGATCCGCTAAATCTCCAACCGCAACACCTAATCTTTGGAATGCCGACACGGCATTTATCGCACCTTCGGGGGTAAACACTCTCTCAGCAAAGGTGAATACTTTATCCATGTCGGTTCTCATCATTGCCGCTTTCGCGGCCATTGAAGATAATCCGGCAACACCGTTTTCGAATCCATATTCATTTAAACTACCTAAGTTTTTCTGAACCAATGAGAATACTGCGGTTGTGTTTACACCAATACTTCTTGCAATGTCAACAGTTTCTTGAATTCTGTCTCTGATGAGTCCAACTTCAATGCCCGCATCTCTAAAGTTTCCAACCATCATACCGGTGTTTTCTGAAGCTACACCCACAGCCTGTCCGGCAGCGTATAAGTCTTGAACGGTTTCACCTAAAGTAATGACGTTGGTGTTTAGGGCTTTAGCAATGGATAACTCAATATCCAAAACATCTTGTAAATCACCACCTAATCCTGCAATACCTGGTGTAGCTACGGCAACCTCTTCCCGTAATCCAACAATCGCCTTTTGGGTTTGTCCGATCTCACCAGCAAATTTCGCATTGAATGTGGTAAATTCTTGTTCTAACTCTATTGTACGAGAACTCAAAGTAGAAAACGCATCTTCAACCCCCTGTCTTAATTGATCAAGAATTTTAGCAATTTGACCCGGATTTTGATTCGGATTTGGATTTGGATTCGGATTGGGTGCTTGCATGCGATCTTATCTGATTCTAATAAATAGAATCATCAATCTTTTTTATTAGTATCCAATACTTTGTCGATCAAATATCTTCTAGCATAAGTGGGTATTTTGTGGTATTCGGTCCACGAGATGCCCAATTGTTTTGCCAAGACGAAGAATTCATCTAATTGGTATTTGGAATAATCAGAAGAAAACGCGAAAAAATTCAGCCCCGAAAGTGACATCGACGGTCACTTTTTCTCCTGACGGGGCTAAAACAGACCTTCTCAGATCCAATCTTGGTTCATTAACATCCAAGAAATTTCTAATGAATTTAGAATCCATAATGGGTAGACCATCAACAAACTTAGCAATTGTGCCAGGTGTCTCATCACCATTTATTGATACAATTTGTTTTTGTAGTTTCCATGTTACTTTTGGAGCAACTCTACCAACAGGATATGATTCAGCCTGTTTGTTGATATCCATAATTTCTTTGTAAGTAAGAGGACGGATTTTTACAGAAGTACCTGATTTGGGTAATTGGACCGAAAAAGTACCATCTTCTTCAGGTTCTACTTCACCCCTTTTGATGTCCAATTCATCCAATTGGATTTCACTACCAAATCTTTTTCCAGTTTCGGGATCCGTGACTTGAATTTTATATTCCGATCCAAACGAGGTATTTCTCAAAAAGATAAGAATCGCCTCGATGTCACCGTTCATCATATCATCAGGACGAAGGTCTGGTTCATATACCTTCGATCTAAGAAGTGTCATAATCATATCTTCAGCTTTTGCCGCCATAATGATGTTCTCATCCGCTGCGGTTAGGTATCCAACTTTTACACTCTTCTTTTTATTCTTATAAAATTTTCCTTCAGACGGAAGTTTCACCACATCGTGTGGAAGTGAAAAATCTTGTTGTCCGTATATTTTTACATCATTTTCCATAAAAAAAAACACAGGGAATTTGTCCCTGTGTTAATTATACCATGAGTTGCTTATTAATCAACAATAAAAAGTAAACGCCTTAGTAAACTAAGATACAACGGTCCATTTGGAGTGTCGCGTCCAATGTAGCCAATGAGTCCTGAGAGTAGTTAGCTTCAGACCAAGCTGTCTTTGTGATCATTGTACCTTCCAAAATCCATTTTTCCACAACAACTCCTGTTGGGTCCAACATTTCAAGGTCAACATTTTTCTTATATCCCGCAGCGTAACCCATACGACCAGTTACTGATTCAGCGTGTAGACGAACCCACTCCATAAGAGCCTGAGTTGCCGATGGACCGATTGGGTCACGGAATTTTACATTTATAGAATTCCATTTGAATCTACCTGCAACAAATGTGGAGGTGTTCAAAAAGGGAATTTCAACAGGGTTGATGTCAATACTTGGACGACCCGTTGATTCAACGAACCACTCATTTATACCCAACGTAGAATCGAAACGTAGGATAAATCTATTGGTTCTTTTTGGTTCATAAGGAACCGGCATTTTCATTAATAAGTCTGCCATGGTATGTTACTTTTTTTTGTTTTTTTTATTTTTGTTTATTATAAATACTGCCGTTTAAAATTTTTGTCTTGACTTTGTTTTTCAAAAATTTATTATCTCTAATATCTAGTCTTAACACCACCAGCAGTAGAATAGGTCTTAAGAACTGGTTCATCTTCAAATTCCTTCTTCATAACTTCAACATTTCTTATATCATCATCTGAAAATCCTATTTGAGGTACAAATCTATTCTTTACATCATCTTTTAAGAATACATTTTGTCCTAGTTCTTTTGCTTGTCCTTTTACATATGAAATAAATTCTTTCATTGCTTGAACTTTGAGATCTTCAGGAGAAGATGCAGAACCCTGACCGAATGTTACAGGATAAAACTTTAGAAGGTCCATATATTCACGGATCAAATCTTTTTTTCCTTTTTTGTCGTCACCCACGAAGTCACGGAATTTTTTTAGATTCTTGATGAGTAAGTCTTTATTAAGACCCATATGATCTGACACAATCATATTATAAACAACTTCTTTTAGAGTGTTAGGGTTATGACCTCTTGCGGTGATAATTGAAAATATTGACCCATTATTGACAGCTTCCACAAAGTCAGCCCAAGCAGGACCTGGTTTGGCCTTCATACTGTCAATCAAAAACTGTTTGTCTCCCTTTGTTGTGAAGTTTCTGAAGGGATCGGATGCAAAACCAGTAATGGTATGTCCTTCATAATTGAAGGGTTCCTTACCTATCTTTACACGGTATTCCGCAAAATCTTCAGTCGACATACCAACTTCTTTACCATCCTCAGATTGAACGATTATTTTGGTTGGCATAAACATCAAATTGTCATCCCAATCAAACGCATAGTATTTGAGAGTTGGTAAACCCAAATCATCAAATCCTTCTTTTACTACGTTACTCATAAATTATTATAAAGGCTAAAGGTGGGGATTTCTCCCCACCATTTTTTTTAGATATTCTCAAATGAAGCACCTGTTGGAGTGATCAAGAATTCAATATCGATGAATTCAAGAGCTTTCGTTGGTTTTAAGTAGATCTTACCTGTCATAGTATTTCTATCTAAGTCAGCCGGATCATTAGAAACTGTCACACGGAAATCGTATAGACCACGATCTCTTCTGATTGCGTCAAGGATAGGATTTACTGAGTCAAGGAAGTCTTGTCTAACTTTAGCGTCATTTTGTTCGAACAACAATCTTACCGCCACCGCTGAAATCAACTTACGAGCCTGTAGTAACAATCTTCTTACGTTGATTCTGTTAAGAGCAGTGTCAGCAATTTGAAGAGTTTTATTACCCCAAATAACAGTACCAACATCAGAGAAGGTTGCAATTGGGTTTATACGACCTTGGTAAAGTGTATCTCTTTGGTCTTGTGTTAGTTTGATACGAGCCTTCACAGCATTTACCAAACCTCTTGTGTAACCCGCAGTTGCGAACCATGGGAAAGATATATTATCTGTAAGAGCCAAGTTTCTACAAACCTCATTTGTTGGTGGAATGTAGATTTGAGTATTATTTACCGTATCTCTTACCAAAATCCATGGGTAGTAAGTTGCTGTGTAGTTAGAATCAATACCAGTATTATTCAAATTATCCACCGCTTCAGTTGGAGGTGTGATGTTATCGGTATTAGTTGGTAACAATACATTACAATCAGGAGTTGTCACGATGTAAAGTGAGTCAGCTCTTTGGTAAGTTACCATATCGATAGCTTGTTCAACCAAGTTTGAGTTAGTCAAGTAGTCAATACCTGGAGTTGCAAATACGTTAATATTTACCGCCTCAGGGTTGTTGAATGTAGCAATACCCAATAGATAAGCGTAATAATCAGATGTTGAGAACTCAGAGAATCCGTCTTGTGCTATCAACTTGAACGCTCCCCAACCGTTAGCGAGTGGGTAACGAGTAGATTGACAAGCTCCTCTTTGCCATAAAGAACCACCAATTTGGTATCTATCGTCATTTGTTCTGTATTCACGATAGATATCCCATCCATCAAAACCACCCTGTACCAAGAAAGCAAATTTACGAGCTTGGATAGTGTAGTAAGGATTTGCCGGATCTGTTGGATCTGATTGGAAAGATGCATCACCACAATCAAACGCTGGTGTACCAGCAGTAGGACCTGAAGTAATAGTAACAACCGTCGCACCCGAGTCCATGTGGAATCCTTTGGTAACATAATTCCATGGAAGAGAATCAACATTACACAAATTGGATGGTGCTTGTCTACCTTTGTATTGGAAGAAATCAGGGTCATACCCTATTTGTGAAGATATACCTAAGAAAGTACGTCTTACATTATCACCTGGAGATACAATTTGGTTTGGACCAAAAGGAATATTGAAAGGTGGATTACCAACCACTTCACCAGGAAAGTCATACGCAGTTTTGTAAACAGGGAACGGAGGTTGAGCGGATGCGTAAGAACGAATAACATATCCTTCAAATCCACATGGAAGTGAATCAAAATCTGCTTTATTATTCAATTCCAACATTACATACTTGGAAAGAAGTGCATATTCTCCATCTGATGTACCGATTTTCACACCGATGTAACTATTACTTGTTGGGTCCATAGTACATTGGGTAAATTTCTCCAAATAAACAGGGTTCGAATCAGTATCAAAGAAACTTCTGATTCCTACGTCAAAGGAAGAGTTATTGAAAGAA